CTTTTAGATGAAAAAATTGACAAAAATTCATCTTTAAGGCCATATGGGAACTTCAAACAAATTGTAAGTTGATTATCCTCTTCAATTTTTACAAAAATACGTTTTGAAAGATCAATTACTCGAAATGTCTTTCTCCAAACAGGTGCCTCTAAATTCTTTTCATAGTCAAAATTTAAATTTTTACATTGTTGACTATATTTTTTTAACAACTTTACCGCTAATGCAGCTTGACTCTGAGTTAAATTGTCATTATTTTTTATAAGGTGAACAAAATTATGAATAACACGGTAATCGGGTGTGTGATTAACGAAACCATGGATAGAATGGTATAGAAAAAAATCTAATAAAATATCTTCCATGTACAATGTTTCAGTCATTTTGATATTATAGCAGTTATTTTCAGTTTAGTCAATAGCTTAATAGAATATACGTTGAATAGGAAGACCTTCTGCAATTTCCTGTAGTGTCCACTCGGTGTGACAAAGTTTGATTAACCAATTTGTTCTATCGGGTAAGGAAATTTTTTCAATATTATTCATAGTGTCACTGACTTCATAGGCTAGACTAGATGTGTTACATACAATAGGTACTCCATTAATAGCTGCCTGAACACATGGACCGCTGTTATGATTTATCACGCAATGATAATCATAATTGATGTCAAAATCATCATAGGTTCCTTGAATCAGTTTTGGAGTAATTATTTCTGCACCATTAATTAAACCCTTTAATGGTGACCTTGGGTGAGGACGAACGTTTATAGGTCTGTTGCTGACCTTTCGTATTTCTTTTATAGTTTGATTTACCCAATCTGACATAGATGGCATGCCGTCCCATTGTAAACTTTTTTCGTGTTGACATGCTATAAGAATTTTATTTGCTCTATTGTGTTGTGGCGGTTTATAATTGATACCAAGTTTATAAGGTCTATCAGGATCAAGATTTTGATGATTGCCATAGAATCCGTCTGCGTTAATATGAGAGGTGGATAATCTCCATGTAGTTCCTCTGAACAAATTGCCAACTTCTACAATAAGTGTTTTACGGTTTTTTATTCTATTTTCGTCAAAGATTTTTTTATTACCCGCCATTCTACCGTGCCACAACACAGACCAAATAACACTTACATCTTCGTCTTGATTCACGATACGATGCCCGCTATTTCGTAAACCTTGTTCTAGAGCTGCGAATACCGGAACGCTATTAAGTGCTCCAAAATTTTTATACAATTTAAAGTTCATGTGTAGGGGCAATAAATATAGTAGTATTTAACTGCTAAACATGTCCAAATTACTGAAAAGAATAAGAAAAAATTTCAAAAATCCTAGAAACGTTTTGGTAATGGGTACTGGCTTTGGATTCTTGCCGGAAATATGCGATCACTTCAATAGTGTGTTTATTGTTTCTACACTTAACGAACAATTGAAAAGAAAAAATCTTATCTACAGAGAATCATTTGACAGCATCGAACTGCTTCCAGATCTAGATGTAGTTTTTATTGATAGGAATCAAGATTGTAATATTGAAAAACTTAGACCGTTACTATTAAGGTATCGTCCCGTGTTACTTGTTGAAGGTAAAGAAATATTTGGAAAATCTGAATACAAGTTTTTGAAAAATTTTCAATTCAGTGTAACTGAGATGTTTGGCGACTATCACCTATGGAAATTTGTAAAATGAAATATGCTGTAATAACCACTTTTAACGACGAAGGACTACGAAGCTATGGTCAACGTATGATAGATTCGTATATAAAAAATTGGCCGGACGAAGTGACTTTACATCTATACCCAGAAGCTTGTAATCCTCATATCGCATATCATAATAGAGTGACTTTAAAGAGGCTTGAAGAAGTAGAACCGCTAACAAATTTTAAAAACACTTGGCGAGATGTTCCTAAGGCCAATGGTGATGTTAGAAACGATCCAATAAGATCTAAGCGTAAAGATGCAGGCAAAGGATTTAAGTGGCATGCTATTAGATTTGCTCATAAAGTTTATGCTATTTTTGATTGTGCAAACACTACCGATGCAGATTTTTTGATATGGATGGATGCCGATACTGTATGTCACAGTCCTATTTCTTTTCAAGACATAGAACGAATGATTCCTGCAAAGAGTGAATTATGTTATCTAGGAAGAAAAGGAAAATACAGTGAATGTGGACTGTATTCTATGAATCTACGTTCTGTCAAAATTAGAAATTTTCTAGAAGAATTTCAACGATTCTACGACCAAGCTGAACAAGGTATTTTTACACTAGACGAATGGCATGATAGTTTTGTTTTTGATGCGGTAAGGAATAAGTTTCCAGATATGCGACAACATGATTGGGCCGCACATCTTAACGATATAAGACCAAGACCAGGTATGACACAAGGCGAAGGCCATCCGTTGATTAACAGCGAATGGGGAGCTTGGTTAGATCATCTAAAGGGTTCTAGAAAAAATACAGGAAGAAGTAAGCGAGAAGATCTAAAAGTAATTAGATCGGAAGCCTACTGGCAATAATTTAACCACCGTATCTAGGTGCATAAGGCCCTGGACCTAAATATCTCCCAAAAATATTTTTGTCTTTGGGAGAATTTAATCCTTGTTTTGGTGCCCATAAGAACAATCTTTTACTTTTAAGTATTATAGTTTCGTAATTTAACGATTCCATAAATTGGCAGCATTCGTCTATGTCTTGATTAACTTCAAAAATAACCCATGGCTGGTGTTTTTTAATTGTTTCTTTAGCTCCCTGAAGAACTTCATATTCCCAACCCTGTACATCAATTTTAATTAAATCAACATTGGTTAAATTTTCAGAATCTAGTGTGACTACTGGAACTACATAAGAAGCATCAATTCCAGGTCGGCATAATTTTCCGTCACCACAATTTTTACCTGCTTGATGGAACTCGGCTTCTCCTATAAAATTAGCAATGGCCTTTTCTCTTATTTCAGTTAAGTTAGCAACATTTAATTTTAAACATTCAATATTTTGTCTTGAAGGTTCGTAACTAAAAACTTTTGAAAATTTATTGTGTAAATGATAACTCCAAATACCAACGTTTGCTCCAACGTCAACAAAAGTTCTTTTATTAGGAATTTGATTCAATATTTGTTCTCTATATTTTCCTTCATATGACGGGTTAGTTTTATCTGTGTCGTTAGATAATACGAAGGTTATTTTTTGGTCGTCTTCGGGAACATACCAACCGTTATGCATTAATTTCATATAAATCTCTTAAAAAATGCCCAAGCTTTGCCAGATCTCAATTCTTCAAAATTCCAATGTGACATAGCTAATTTTTCAACCCATTGTTGTCTATCTAACAACGATGGGTTCTCTATCATACTTATGTCAGTATTAGCCATGCCATAACTTTGACTTTGTGAAGGGTTAGGATCAGTAATAAAGGCAGGTATTCCTTCTATAATACTAGCAACACTCGGACTGCTATTATAAACTACCGTAGCCCATGCACCTTGTAGATCATCAACTAAAGATTCTTTTACACTGATTGAAACATTTTTCTGTTTTATGGCTAATATTTTTTGTGTTTTTTTATCACCAGGATGTCCTCTTATAATAATTGGTCTGTTACTATATCTGCGAACGTCCTGGATTGTTTTAATCATCCACTGAAGAACATCAACACCGCCCATGCTCCAACCACCATTTCTTTGAAGGCATATTAGAATATGATTTCCAGTTTGTCTCCAAGGTTTGAGCTTAATATTAAGATCTTTACTTATTTGAGTCCATCTACTAGGATCAACATCAGTGTCAAAATAAAACCCTGTTGTTGGAAAAACTCCATCAAAACTGTACCTTAAATAATGCAAGGGATTTTTCTTGTTCACGTAAAGAAATAAGTTACTGTCAACAATCAAAGACCTTTTGCCTTTTTGTTTTTGTAAATTTATAGCGTCTCTTCTAAGCTGTAAATGAGGCAAGGTTTTTCCATCGTCGTGAACAAAACCTTGGATCAGAGCAACATCACAATCCACAGTATTAAATCCTTTGTGCGGAACGGCTATATCTCCGCAGGCAGTTACACCGTGACAAAAATAATCTAAGATCAAAGGTTTTTCAGGATTGGAATTTTTAGCAGGTATGCCTGCATAGTAAGCAGCAGCTTTAATCTGTGACACCGTGCTGATTCCTAATTATATTAAGGGCAGTTCCGTCCATAAGTTCGTCAAAGGTAAACTGACTGTAACTAAGCCAGCTTAACCAATTGCCCAAAGGTCCGTAATACAATTTATCAATGTCTTCTAGTTTATTCACTGTCACGGAATTACTTACGTGCTTATCTAAAGTAATTGCAGGAATTCCAGCCCAAATAGATTCAACTGCGCTGTTAGAATTAATACTTACAGTACAATAATAATCCTCAGTCATTAGTTTCTGATAAAGACTTGTTCTAGTTTTCTTTTCAACTTTAGGTCTAAACTCAATGGGTCTATCTGTATACTTTCTAAGTTCATCTGCCACCTGTTGACCCCAAGTTTTATGATCAACATGAAAAATTGACGCTGCGAACGGACCTGGTTCAACTATTAAAATTTTACTACCTGTTTTTCTCCATGGTTTTGGAAAAGATGGAAATAACTTTAATCTATCAGAAGGTGCATTGAAATCATTATTAAAATGTAGATGATTTCTTACCAGTCTATGCCATTTTTTATTTGATTCTAAAAAATTTGTATATCCACTGTCAATAAACCAAAATGGATGATTGTTATCAATCTTATCTACTAGTATAGTTCCGTTACCAACAGTATTTCTTAATAGACAATCTTGTGTGGCATCGCTAAATCTTTTTCGCCTAATCATTTCAGCATTAGGATCAAGTTGTTGTCCTACTGTTTTTATAAAATGAATATTGTCACTATTCAGATAATTCTTTATTACAGACTCTTCGCCTAATTTTTCAATAATATAAGCAGCATTATTTTGTATATTTTTTATACGAACTGTTCTAATTTGCTTAATAGCAAGTTTGATATCATGCTGCCAGTTGTTTAAATCATTTGTAACAGCGTTACTAATTTTGTCTTTGAATTTCTGTCTAAATTTTTCTAATTCAAATTTTGGAGATTCTTTTTTATTTAGGATATAGCCCATTATACCAGCAACATTTGAAGTATTTGATTCATCTATTTGAATATGACTTAGATGTTTTTTTATATCAACTAAGGATATCAAGTAGTAGGCTAGTTCTTTATCGTTTACGATTAATTTCATTATTTAAAGTTCTCCACGCTGTTCCGTCAACTAGCTCTTCTTCTAAGAACTGTCCGTATGCTAATGATCTACAATGTTGCTGTACTAATTGTTCATCTGGATAATAAGGATTTTCTATTAGATTTATATCTTTAGAAGCTAGGGGCCATGCAGCACAAGAAACTTTTACAAATGCTGGAACACCATAAGCTATAGATTCCATAGCCGCAATACTATTAAAAGCCACAGTAGCAAACACACCCTCATCTAAGGCATCGTAGATACTGTATTCATTGCGTTCCCCTCTTGATCCTTTTACACGTAAAATTATAGGTCTATCGGTATTGGCCTTAATTGTATCAATTGTTTCTTTATACCATACATCATAATTAAGATCAAAAAAATTACATGATTTAGGATTTGGTAGTATTAACAAAATACTTTTGCCGTTTTTCTTCCATCCCGGCCACCTTAATCTTTTGTCGCCCTTTACTAATTTTTCCCATCTATCACTAGGCCAAGATTCTAACACAGATTTTTGTAGTTCATTCTTAACTACTCTATGCCAAATTTTTCGACCACTAGGATTTCCAACTGTCTTAAAATTTCCAAAGTAACCGGTGTCCATGTAGAAATAATCTACCTTGGCCGTTTCTGCTTCTTTTACCTGCTGGCGCTTTACAATACCGCGTATCACCGTTGGAGTATTAAGGCATCCTGCTTTTATTGCTCCCTGAATAAAAAGATTTTGAAAGTTTAATTCTTCTACCATAATTCTAATAGCATTCTTTTCGCCATTCCGGTTTTAAGTTCATTAACATGAAACTGCCCGTAGGCCAAATGGCAAGCCCATTCATATATCTCGTCTGAAGAAGGATAAAACGGTTTTTCTATTTGCCTTAAATCTGTGAGACCAACTGGTGCAGCAGCGTTCACTGGTGCTAGTACAAACACTGGTATACCGTATAGCACTGACTCTGTAGCTGCATTGGAATTGAAAGTTACCAAAGCAAATACGTCGTCGTCCAATGCTTGTTTTAAAGTATTGTTAACTGTTCTTTCAATTCTAAGTTTATTTCTTTGTCTTACTTCTATTGGTCTATCAGTGTATTTTTTTATTTCTGAGATAGTGTTGTCTACCCAATTAACGTAATCTACATCATAAAATTTACAGGGCTTTTCGTCCGGCGCCGCCAACAGAATTTTTCTTCCGTCTTTTTTCCACGGGACGATTTTTTGTTTCAATGCCTCCCATCTATCGGAGGGGCGCTTTACTACTGCTTGATGTTGGAGATTATTCTTTACTATTCTGTGATAGACTTTATAACCGTGCGGATTTGATTGTTTGGCATCATTTCCAAAATAGCCGGTATCCATAAAATAAAATGTTCGTTGGTCTTCCCAACATTGTCTTATAATTTTTTTCTTCAATATGCCTCTAAAGCACAACGGAGCTGTGCTATCTGCATATTTAAATTCCTCGGTGTCTACAGATAGAGCACCACAGCCTCTGGCAAATTGGTTAATAAAAGGATCTTCTTTATTTTTACTTAAAAAAATCCAATTATTTACTTTAGCATTTCTTTTAGATGTTGTTTCCATACTTTATGATAGGGGCATCTTCTATATTCTTTAAACCATGGGCCGCCTTCGGTAAAATGAATTGCTTTTGGATTTCCGTCTTGAGGTTCATTATACCAGCCTGCTAACCAATTCCATTCTGGTTTTAATTCACCAATTTCACTATCGTCAAGCCATTGAAATCTGTGTAAAAACTGTCCTGTTTCGCTATTGACTAGAGTTGGTGATAACACTTTATTAGATGCATGACCACAGTTCCATAGAATAGTTGAACTCCAATTTTTTCGTGGATATGGCAATTGTTTACATCCATCCATCTTCAAACTTTCTTGCGGAGTATAATCGTGTTTTACAACCATGACTGCATATTTCTCGTCAGCAACGTCAAACAATTTTTTAACATCATCAACAAAAACGAAATCACAGTCAATAAAAACTGCCCATCCCTTATAGTCAGATAGATAAGGCACTAAAAATCTTGTAAAGGTAAATTCAGTTGAACTTAAGGGATCTATAGGTCTAGTATAAGTTCCAGCTTCACGTAATTCCTTTTGCCTAAGCGGAATGACCTCAGCAGTATTACAATATTTCTTAATACTGTATTCGCATACTTGATATGCGATGTCTTCTCTAATGTCGTAGCCAATAAAAACTTTCATTTTCTTTCTATATCCTCTTCAACACAATTATTTCCGTATTGAATCTCAATAATTTTCAGAGGTTGATTAGTTTCATTAGCCAGTTGATGCCATTCTGTTCTTCTAATGTGTATATGATGAAATTTTTCGTATACACCAACTACTTCATAATCTGACTTTACATTTATCCCATAGACTGTTGCACGGCCTTCAGCTACAAACCAATGTTCTGCTCTGTCACCGTGACGTTGCATTGATAAACTTTTTCCTGGTTCAACAGTTAGTTCTTTTACTTTAACTTCTACACCGTTTTCATGTAGTACTCGATAATAACCCCAAGTTCTTGTTGTTTTTGGTGCCTTCCATTCTTCTAATATCCACGAACTAGAATTCTTTTTGTCCTCGCCGCCAACACCAAAAATAAATTTAAGATTGTTATCTATAATTTGCATTTCGGGAATATTTTCAGCTGTGCGATCACCACCATTGGCAAATATGATTTCATCATTGGGGTAAAGTTGTCGCACATTATAAATTGCTTCTTTGGCTGATCCGTCATCATCATTGAACAATAAACATCCATCTACTACAGATAAATTTTCAATAATTGTGACTCGCTCATTGATGGGCATGAAGCTACGCCCTTTTTTACGTTTGAGCCAATCATCGGAATTTAGACCAACAATTAGTTTGTCGCCCAATGATCTAGCGGCTTTGAAATAGGCAATATGCCCGGAATGTAGAGGATCAAACCCACCTGTTACTAAGACTATTTTCATAGTCGTATTTATATGGGTATATTATGGACAAATTAAAGAGTGGCGTCTTCTAACCCAGCTGTTCTTAGCTTAACTATATTGCTCAATTGCCATTGTTTAATATCAAGGGCTTTGATAATACCTAACCATTTATTCCTTAGAAGAGCAAAATCATTAATGATTTTTTCGTAATCTACAACATCAGCTTCGCCCTCTACAAACTTTTCACAGTCTCTAGAGGACAAAGCTCGTTGATAGTTCTCAAGATATTTACGGAAATGTTGACTACGAAGCCGCCTTAATTCAATATTAAGATATTCTAATATGGCTTCTATTTCTTGCAATTGATTAAATCGATTTTCTACAATACCGGGCATACTTGCTGATGCCCTTTCTATATTTCCTGAAACTTTTACATCTATCTTTGCTGCCTGAAGTTCAGATTCATAATAGGCCATTGCATCAGGAATACAACTTATATCTTTAGAAACTCGATCGTACCAATTCATTTATTCCTCGTCTTCGTCGTAGTAGTCTTCGTCTTCTACGTCGCCTTCAAGGTCTTCGCCGTCAATTACATATTCTATAGCAGTATCTAGATAAGGATCGACACCCTGTAATCCTTCAAGAACACTCTCCTTGATTCCATAATCCATAAGAGTGTTAATAAAGTCAGCAGCAACATCCTTACGATATTTTTCTGGAATGTGTTCAATTACCAATGTCCAGATATCTGCAATCAAATCTTCTTTCATTGCGCTCCCTCCGTTTCAGCTACAACAGTATTAGTTATCTCTGAAACAGATTTTTCACCATGATTAGAAATGTCAGACATAAGTTTGTCTAAGGCACCTTCTTCATTACGTTCCCATTCCTTACGATAAAATTTAAGAATTTCACCGTCAACAGTGGTATAAGACAATCGATTGCCGTCTTTAACTAGCATGCCTTTGCCTTCAGAAAGATCAACTAGACCGCTGTAAGGGTTCATGCCAGTCTCATAAGGAATCTTAACCTGCACCGATTCAAAGGGTTTAGCATAGCGTGTTTTCATAACCTTACAGGCAGCACGAATACCACGCACTTCGCTAATCTTATTACCATCTTCGTCTTCTTTTAGTTTCAATTTTTTCATTGCAACCACGATAGAAGATGCGTAAATGAAGCCTTGTCCTCCCGAGATTTTGTCATCGGGATCAAACATATCTTGTGAAGCATATGTGTGATTAGTAGCCACCAGGCCAACGTTGTAACTACCAAACATATTAACACAGTTACGAACCAGCGCCGTAAGTGCCTTTGGCTTTCTACCCATGTCACCTTTAAGGTCTCCTGCTTCAAATTGATTAATATCTGTTGGAGTCAGCAACATACCAAGACTATCAATCACAAATAAGACCTTAGGACGTTCTTCCATGGCCTTGTATTCTTTCATAAACTCAACAATGGTCTTGGCCACATCATCAATCATGGCCATGTTAAGTTTAAGCAATTTACTTTCCGAACAATCAACACCAAGAGCTTCTAACCAATTTCGATCTAGGGCATTTTCTGAATCAACTAGTACAACAAAAATTCCTTGTTCTTGTGCGTTACGTACAAGATTGCCTGAACAGATAAAACTCTTACCTGCACCGGATTCTCCAGCGAACACGGTGACCTTACCAAGTGGGACTCCTTTATGAAAGTCGCCACTGATAAGATAGTTTAAGGCGTAGTTGCCTGTTGAAATCCAATCAGTAGGATCATTGAATCCTACACCAAGCCCTTCAATGGACTTGGTAATGCTTTTTCTAAATTTACTAATATCAAATGCTTTTGCCATGTTATTTGCCCTTTGGATGTTCTTTTGGCTCGACCACAATATCTGTGCGGCCAATGGCTCGTAGCCATGTATTCAGTCTATGTATAATTGTACTATCATCTTTAGGATTGTCAAATGAAATATTACAATCCATAACTGTGTCGCCGCTGTCTGCTTCGCGGCTGCTGAAATTTAATGAAAAGTTTTCGTTAATCTTTACCTGTTTTGGCATGATGTTTCTCCGTAATGAAAGAAGGTACGAGTGTTACCTCGTACCCTCTGTTTAGTTTTTAAGAACCCTGACGAGCGCGGATCTTGGCAAGAATATCTTGCGCACGACTGGCCGACTCTGTAGTTGGAGCAGCCTTAGGCGCTGGTGCCGGAGCAGCCGGAGCAGGTTCAAACGGAGGATCATCATCCTCACTTACTGGAGCAGGTGTCGCACTAGCACGAGCAGTATTCTTCACAGGATCACCTGTGGCAGAACCCATACCTGCGGGTTTGAAATACTGACCCCAACGTTCCATATCATATGCTTCACCGTCAACGGATGCTTCAAACATTTCCTTCATTACCTTAAGCTCAACATCAGTTGGCTTCTTGGGCAAGAAGTCTGAGAGATCAAACAGTCCATACTGTTCAATAGCAGCCTTTTCAACATCACTGAGCGAACGCTCACGACGGCTCCACTTGGAAGTAGAGTAATCAGCAAAGCCACCCTTAGAAGTTTTTGCAATACGGAAGTCTACACCGCGTAGATAATCAGTTGGCAGTTCTTCCAACTCTGGATCCATCAGTGCCGAACGGATAATCTGATAAATCTGAGGACCAATGATAAACCTACGGATAGGATTCTCTGGTGTCTTTTCTTCCTTAATAGGATCTTCAACAACAAAACCCTGGAAGATATAAGAACGCTTCTTCCAATACTTACGGCCCATTTCTTCAAGACTCTTATCCTTGAACCATCCGCGTACATCTGAAAGAATTGGACATACAGAACCATCATTGTACATTTCCACACAGGGAACCTGTACCTGTACCGGACCAGAACCTGCCTGATCCTTAAGACCAGCAAACGGCAATTTGATCATTGCACGTTCTACCCAAAAGAATGTGTTCTTCGAGTTGCCGTCTGGCAGCAAGCGAATAACCGCTTCCTTGCCTTCTTGCATGTTCCAGTGTGGGTAAATTGCGTTGTCGCCGCCGCTTAGTGTAGAGCCAGTGCTCTTAGTTTGTGCCTCTTGTAGTTTGGCACGAATCTCTGCTAGTGTTGCCATTTTATTTTGCCTCCTTTAGCCTTAGTTATAAAATGTATGCCTTTCGCATAACAACTATTATGCGCTTTTTATTTATCAAGGTCAATTGTTTTTTTTATCAAAACTGACTAGATTATCCATCCAATCAAAGGTAAATATCTGCCAAAGGCAATTAGAGAGGCAGACAATATGGAAACCAGATATAAAGAACTAGAAATTCTTATTGGCAAATTTACTAGAGAAATTCCAAACGATACAAGATACGAAGAAAGGCTAGCAGAAGAATTAGAAATTATTGCACGACTAGGCTTTGCTAAACATTTTCTTAGAGTAGTTGAAATACTTAATCTTACTCGCGACATCCCCCACATTACAAGAGGTTCAGCCGGCAGTAGTCTACTATGTTGGCTGCTTGGTATCTCAGATGTTGATCCAATTGAAGAACGTATTCCCTTATCACGTTTTATGAATCCTAAACGTGACGACCTACCCGATATTGATTTAGACTTCCCCCATTGGCAACAAGAAGAAGTTATGAATCGTATATTCAAACATTGGCCGGGACAAAGTGCTCGTGTGTCAAACTATGTGACCTATAAAGAAAAATCTGCACTACGCGAAGCTGCCAAACGCTACGGAGCTAAAGGTAAGCTAAAACGTAATTTCAAACTTGAAGATGTAGTTCCTGAATTCAAGGAAGATGCAGAACGGTTGGCAAAAAAACTTTTAGGTAAGAAACGTTGTATCTCAAAACATTGTGGTGGCATATTGATATTTGATCGTTCACCTCCTAAGAGTCTTATCAACGCACAAAATCAAATATTACTAGACAAATATGAAATTGAAGATCTAGAACATTTCAAGATTGACGTACTGGCAAATAGAGGTCTCAGTCAACTATGGGAAATAGAACAACGACCTTTATTAGATTATCCAGAAGAAGATGAACTAACATCTGAGCTGCTCAGCTCTGGTGATGTATTAGGTGTTACACAAGCAGAGTCTCCTGCAATGAAAAGACTATGTAAGGCCATACGCCCAAGAAACAGATCAGATTGTGTGTTGGCCACAGCTCTAATACGACCGGTGGCCACTATGGGTCGTCGTAAGGCCAGTTTCTTTCAAGATTGGTCTAAGGATAATTTTGATGAAACTATTGTCTTTGAAGACGACGCTATAGAACTTATCAGTGAAATATTAAACTGCGATCAATACGAAGCAGACATGTGGCGTCGTGCTTTTGCCAAAAAGAATGAAGAAAAAATGTTTGAGTTTATGCAGTTAGTGGGCGATCATCCTCGTAAAGACGATGTGTTTCTTGCACTTAAAGAACTAAGCCATTTTGGACTATGTCGTGCTCACGCTATAAACTTAGGTAGATTAATTTGGGCTCTAGCCTATCAAAAGGCTCATAACCCAGAAGCATTTTGGCGAGCGGCTTTGAAGCATTGCCAGGGATCATATGCTCGTTGGGTCTACTGGCAGGAAGCCAAACTTGCCGGTGCCGTTCCTGCGATAGGCGAAGGCGGTGAAGTTCAAGACCTGCGATTAAACGGTAAATGGAAATCCAAACGGTTTATCCCTGTCTGTCAAGAAATTCGCAAGCCAGGTCATGTTGAATTTTGTGGTCTTGTAGCTAATTACAGAGTGTTCAAAAGTTCTCCTAAGGAATATATTACCTTTGTGACATTGGGCACTGGTAATGGTCGTTACCTCGATGTCGTAGTCCCCCATGCGATCAGTTTTCACGAACATCCCATACTATGGGGATCGGGTAAGTTAGGTTATAAAAATAATTCTGAATACGTTAGTGTATTCAAACACAAAAAATTAAAATTAGATGAAGTTGAGCATATAACATGAAAAGCATCAGCAGAGTACATTTGTACACACATAAAGAACCAAATGGTCGAGGATACATTGTAGCAGAGCGTTCTGGTTTAAAAGCTCTAGCTAGAGCTTTGGATAAAGCAGCGGCCGGTGCTGTTGGATTAGAAAAAATTACGGTATACAGCTCCGATGGTCATCCTTATGAAATTATGGTTGTTACAGATCTAAGTGAAACCGAATGGCAGGATATTAATGTGCCTTACGATCGTAAATCAAATCCCAAATTACTCGAATCGGTGCAAGTATATGATAGCCTGCATGAAGAAATGATCAAAGAAAAATCCACGGATTAACCGTGGATTTCTCTGTACTTTAGCAAAGCCAGTTGCCTAGCTAGAAAAAGTCTCCATCTTACATATTCTGGAAGCTCATCCTCTTCTGAATAACTTGTATCGTTTACTAATTCAGGTCGGCGGTATCCTATGTAAATTTCCTCATCGTTAATACCCTCCGGATCATCTCCATTGAGTATTAACAATTTTCTTAAAGGATTACTTCTTAGGAGCTTCGGTTTTGGTATCTGCTTTCTTGTCAGCAGGCTTTGCTTCGCTTTTGGCAGGCTCTGGCTTCTTGTCAGCAGGCTTGGCAGCAGGTGCAACAACGGCGGGCTTGGCTTCGGCCTTCTTTTCTTCCTTCTTAGCAGGTTCTGCGGCAAAAGCAGAAACAGCGAACATACTAGCGATTAGGGTAGCAATAACTTTCATGTTAATTTCCTTTTTGGTTAATGCACAGAATTGTCTCTGTACATATATAATAACGCATAAGGAAGTGATTGCGTTGACAAGAAAATGGGCACCTAAGTGCCCATTTTGTTAAAAGCCTGCTAGTTCTCTTATCCTACTTAATTCCATCATTGTAGGATCTTGCTGTTGGGGTGCCATTCGTTCCATCATTTTACGAGCTACTAATTCAGCCTGTTCTCCAAACTTTTTGCCTACCATAATAGCGATGCCTTCTGGTCCCTTAGGGAATGTGCCTGACTCACGATCGTAGAAACTGTGCAGATATTCTGCTAGAGCTCCTACATCTAAACGTTTGTCCATTTCGTCATCAAATTTTTCATCAGTGTTATCTTGACTCATTGGACTCTTTTCTGACGAAGGTTCATTTTGTTCCTGTGGTGGTTGTTCTTGGCCTGCTGGCTCTTCAACGAAATCACCAAAGTCTAACTGTTCAACAACATCGGGTGCATTTGATTCTAACCAATCCTTGACTAGACCACGGACACATGTGTCAGGATCTTCTTTGCTTACTTCTTTAATTTGCATAAACAGTTGTGGATCGTCAATAATTCCTTTGAGGCTTTGAATGGCATTGCTGCCGTCAACTCCTGCAGGAAAATGTTGTCCAACAAGTTCTTGCAGTTCAGAAACTGCCTGTGCTTTTTCATCTGCATCTTCACTTGTAATTGCGCTTTCTTCACCTAGTTCCATAGCCCATTGTTCAAATTTTGCAAATGGATCGTATGTAGCTAGTTGTAGATCTTCTGCTTCTTCTTGTGCTGTCATTTCGACTATGTCGTCATAGCCTAACTCATTTTCTTTCATAATTCTGTACAGTACAGGAAATACTGATTTTACATCTTCTTTGAAATTCTTGACAGTAAATTGATCAACCCATTGTTCAATTACATCCTGTGGTACATCTGTATCTTCTGTTGGTGCAAAGGTATTTTTGTAATTTTCATAATGGCTTTGCTTTGATAATGCCTTGATAGTTTCTCTTAGAGAATTTAAATATGAAGAACTTTTTTCTACAATGCTATTGTTCATGCTGTTCATTAGATCATTACGAACAACATAGTTGCCAAAATTCTTTAGTTGAGCTATTTCTTCACTCATGCCAATAATACTTTTGCCAATTTCGTCGTAGGGTAAGCCAGCGTTGGCCACATGGCGTTGCATGGCCCTAGCCCCTGCAAGATGAATAAAGGGATATTTGAATCTTTCGCCGTCTTGGTTTTCAATGAACAATGCATTGATATTGCGTGTTCTTGCCCCTGGACTGGTATCGTCCATTACAGCCTTACTATGTTTGATAATAAGTCTAGTATCCATCAACTTTTGGAAGCTGACATTTTTACTGCCATACATTGCGCTTTCGCTCATAATACCTTCTCCGACGGGTTTTAAAACGGTGTTTGGTTGCTGTTTTGGTTTATTGTGTTGACTTAAAAAAGCATAATCTCGTTGATCTAAATTATCTTTACTAATATCTCTAGTATCAAAACTCATAAGTCTACGTTTTGCAAAACTTCTTAACTCTTTTAGGAAGCTGTACCAATTTGATTTTTGTTTTTCGTCCATCGACTCAGTGATGCCTGTACTAAAATAAACTTTGATACTGTTTGTTTCTGCAAGACTTATACTTACGTGTCCAATTGCAGTGGCATTATCTGAATAATCAAAATCAAAAAAACGTGCTTCTTCGGGATTGATAGTTATAGCGCCAGTAGCATTACCAAGTTTAAGCCCAGTAAATCTACTGCGTATTTTGTAAAATAAATCCGTAGCGATGTTGTTGGTAGCGTCCATAGTTATATTTATCAATATCCGCTGCTTACAAATATAGGCATTGGTAATTGATCTTCTGTTAATTTATCTGTCATTTTTTCGTAGATTTTAGGATCCCAGTCACTTAAAATACCTGCCATTCTAATGATTAATAAGCAACCGCTGACTAAATCATCGTGTTCACCCGTTTTGGCGCCAAAGCCCACACCATGAGCTACGAAGGTTTTGAGTTCGGATATTAAGGGTTTGCTGTGAATATTCATTTTCTTTTGTTCTAGCATATGTTTAAGTTGACTACATGCTGTAATTTTCGTTCTATGAGTAGTGTTGAAACCTTTTCTAAATTTACGAATGTGTCCTTTTCTAATTGGTTCACTAAGAAACATTCCGGGAATGTTCTCTTCTCCTATGTTGCTAATAACTACCAATGCACTTTCACCAAGTGTATTGTTTTCAACACTATAATATATCTGCGGTATAGCACCTAATTCGTGTCCTCTATCAGAAATGTACTTGCATATGTCTCGCAAGTGTTTAACCTGGCTTTGAATAGGTGTAAGATTATGGCGCCATTCGGCGACCTGCGTCATTGTTGGCATTTCAAATACTTGAATAGCACCATAGTCGCCGCCGGTGCCTAAGCTAGGATCTAGTGCTACTAGATATGTGCAACGTGGGTCTATTTCTTTATACCAGCGTGTTTGCCCCATGGTCATTATAGGATCAGTGCCTTTAAGTTCCGCTAGCTTAACACTATTAACTAAAGTTTCATCAAATATTAAGAATTCGCAATCGAATTCTCTACGGAAACGCTCGTCGCCAATTTTACTTCTTTCGACCTGTGCCCATTTTTCGTCTCTGTCTGGGTGTTCGCTCCAGTGTGCAAAATAACTGTGAAAACCGTTAACGCCAAGAATTTGTTCGTTACCAAACTCGTCAAACTTATTATTAGCTTCTGTCCATATGA